GCGCAGGAAACATGGTGTATAACGTGTTGACTTCCTGTTGTTCGTACTGCTTGAACTGTTGCATTTTCTGCTGTTGTTCTGACGTCATCTTTTGTTTCGTTGAATACCCATCCTCAAACATGTCCTGAACAAACAGTTTCAATAAATCCTGGAACTGTTTACCAGCTTCCGGTGTTGAGAAGTACGATGCTAACTGTTGAGCATGGTTATCTTGAAACAACTTTTGACGCGCTGTCGGCTCTTTGTTAATGACTTCTAACTTTATCTGCCCGTCTGCCTGCTGTACTACTTTAATCCCTGACCCTTCTAACGTCTTACGCAAGGTTGCAAGGTTTTTCTCCGTTGCAGCGGTCTTGCCTTTAAGCGTTTCAAAATCAGGTTTCAGCTTGTTATGCGCTTCATACAACTTCTGAGCAAGCGATATAGCTTCTTCTTGGGTCTTTGGAGCATCGCCAAATTCTCCAAACATTGGTGTCGGGGGATTATCTCCTTGTCCGCCATCAGCCCCATCTTGAGTTCCATCACCTGCGGGTGTGCCACCGTTATCCGGAGGAGGTGTTCCCTCACTACCGGCAGCAGCTGCTTGTCCATCAGGTGCAGTCTCGCCTCTTTGATCCATCCACAACATCTTTAACCGCTTCAACATTTGTTACCCCTCTTTTTATGGCGGTCTGTCATAAGTACCATTACTTAATCAAGATAGTCGCCTGTATTGCAAGAAAATATATAATACTTGATAATGTAAAAAATGGCGCATATTGCACGCGAGATGCTTTATTTGTTATCCTACTAAATAGAAAAACCAATACTCGCGATATTGCAAATATTACTAATGCCTGAAACCCAATCAATGCCGCGGCGAATACCAATAACTTTAAATCGCCGCCAGAAAAAAAACTAACCGGCGTTTGGTATTTATCAACCACTTTGCCACAATGTGGGCATATCGTCTCATTGTAGTAAAATAAAGCGCCTATTCCAGATGCAACAACAACAGCCCACCATTGATTAGTAAAATATAAACTTATAAATATCGCAGGAACAACAATATAGTTTGGTATTGTCCAATACTTAATATCTGTCAAACAAAATATCAACATCAGCAAAAAATATGCTTCTATAATCATTTCCCTAACCCTCTACGCCGTGACGGTCCAGGTTTCCAGTCAGTTGTTTTCTGCATTGTGCCGTAAATATATGCGTTCTTTCTGTCTCCACCTAACCCTTTAGCTTCTGCTTCACGCCGCAATTTATCTTCTAACTCTTTAGGCATTTTCTTCGTCCCCAATATTCAAATCTTCTTTGTCGTATTCTTCCCTACCTTTTTCATCCATTGAAAGATATTCTTCTTTTGTCTTTTTTCCTGCATCTGACACATACCCAAGTTTATGTATTTCAAGTTCAAGCCTCTCATCCCTATCCTCAGAGTATTGGTCTATCGATTTTCCAACAACTTTAACTATCAACTCAATCCTGCACGTTGCACCTATATCTTTTGACATTAAATCTTTAGGTATATTTTTTTGTATTGAAAATGACGGATACCTCACCTTTGGCTCTTTACTTTCATTAGGTATAGCCGTAGCAACAGAATCCTTATATCCCATATCAACCATATCCATCCTACGCCTCTTTCTTTTTCTCTGCCTCAACAGCAGATTCAGTTTTATTGATAAACTGTTCCGGCACTTGTTTCATCCAATTCAATATGAATACCTCGTGGTCTAATAACTTCAGTTGTTCAATCGTTGAACTGTCGGCTATGTCTAAAGCTGTAATAGCTTTTCTTTTCTTACACGCTTCAATATACTCATCAACCAAAGCCATAAACTCTAACCACCCGGACTTGTTATTAAGTATCAAAGATTTCAAAGAAGCAGATTTTTTGATGGCGTTATTTAACCATTCTTGTTTTTCAAGTTTTATCTGCTCATCTGTCTTTTTAGACGGTGGCTTTTTGTACCCCAGCATTAGATTTTCCTTTCACAAGTTCTTCTGCCCTGTTCGCAGGTAATCCTTTTCTTTGTATCAACTTCCCAACAACCTGATTCTGTACCTGTCTTGCTTGTGCTTCCTGCGCCATACGTTGCATTTCAGCTTGTATTGCTTCACGCTTAGGCAAGATAGTCTGCCAATCTTCGCCCCTTGCAATAAGTCCTCGCTTCAATATCTCCCATGTCGCCATCATGTTCCCTGCTATCATCGGATGAGGTAAGTATCTGTCCATAAGGTCATTAGCAACTGCCAGCTTCCATTGCTTTGACGCTGTTAAACTTGTTGAGTTCCATATCCAGTTAAACTTACCGTGCAACATATCCGGCGACCATGTAGGCTGTATCCCCTTCTGAGCGTATAACGCCATATTGTCTTGAGTAGGGAATTTTTCTTCGCCCGTCTGTTCATCACGTAATGTACGTTCCATCCCTTCAGGCATACGGTCTATATAATAATCTATTGTCCAATCGCATATTTTACGCATAATACCATGACAGCGCTGGATAAACTTATCCATGCCGATATTACCTTCATTGATCGTCGCTTGTATTTCTCCAAGCGTTTTCTGCCCGCCATCCTGCCGCATTGTTCCAGTTTGCGTGATAGAAATATTCGATATTCTCTCGGCAAAGTTCAAGAACATGTTTTCTAACTGCATACCGATTGACTTGACATCGCCAACATCAAGCACCCTAACATCACCAGGCATATCTTCTTCCCACATTGCACCAGGATATAATGACGGCTGTTCCCATTCTTGTCCTGTCAATGTACGTTTCTTAACAAATATCTTTTGCATCGCCAGAAACGCATTGTTCATTATCGTATTCAAAAACGTATTCAATTCTTTCTGGCTCATGTACAACTTTTCGCTTAACGACCTGCCTTTAAAATCTTCGGTTTCTTCAAACTCGCCTCTAAGATATACTCTCTCAGGATACGGCAATCGTCTATACGGCCACGTGATTATCTCAAGCAACTCTTGCTCATTAAACGCTACACAACAATATACTTCTTGCTCAATTGTATCTTGACCGACAAGGTCAACTTCCCCTTGCTGGTTAAACGGTAATCTTCCAAACCAATGAAAACATTCAATCAATGTTGACCGTTGCGCTACAACTTTACTCGCATCAGATAAACCTTCATACTTCTGTTGATTCTTCACCATCTCAACTGATTCTTTTATGAATTTATCCTGGGAGGCTTTGAGTTGCAGATCGTTCAGAGTGAACCAACATCTATCCCCTTCCCAATAAAGCCTGGTATCTCTCTTAGCATTAGGACACCATACATAATCTGAGAACCGGATATACTGCAACTTCGGCGCATTGATTATCTCTTTATCCGATGCAGTCATTACCGGCTGTGTTCCTGATTGTTGATACCCGTTTGCTGTCAACTCAATCATCCTCATTTGTGATTCCGGATCATCAGGTAACAACATTTGCTGTTCGCCTGTCTGCGGATTGATAAACACTAAAGCATCTTCCTGGCTTATCTGTGTATCGTAATCAGATACCCACTCGTACTTACATACAGCAAATGGAAGTTTAATCATCTGTTTCAAAAAGAAGTTTATATTATCATACACTCTGATTATTCTTCTAAACGCCATATCCACAAAATCAGTTGCAGCTTCTTCGTTTCCGATACTTGACGAATCTTCACCCTTTGCAGTCATAAACGGCTCTTGGGAAAACATCGTGTTCATCACTCGCGCATGTACCGCGTCAATAATCCATTCAGTCAATGGCACAAAGTAATCAGCAGCTCCAGGCCAGGGAGAATCACATACTTTATTTTGGTCCGCCCAAATAGTTACTTGGTTATATTGATTCTCGCACCGTTTAGCCAATTTATATGTGCTATCATTTTTCTGCAATGACGTTTTTATCTCATCACATATAATCTGTGCTACTATCTTGGCTTGCGCTGTGTCAATATTGACTTTCGGATTTCGCATACATACTCCTGATTAAATATTGTCTGTTTTTTTAGGTTGTTGTTTAGCTCTATATCCATGCGTATTTTTTACTGGCGAAAACATATTCACAGCAATATATTCTCCAGCGTTCATTATATGCTCATAAAATCCATCTTTAAATGGCTGCTCATACTTCGCAATGACTTGTTGCCCTGGTTTCAGATTAGGATAGTGATACCCACCTAAGAATCCATCATTCGCAACTTTACAGTATCGTTTATCAACTCGTAACGCAGGCTTGCCACCTATAAGCGTTGATAACTTCTGCTCTATTATCTCTTTTCTCTGCCTATACTCTGATGTACGATAATGTATATGTATCCCTTTTGAATCTAATATTTGCCATGATGTAAACTCTGACTTATCATTCTTTTGGATACACGCCGGATCACCGTAATGCACAACCTTAGCATTAGGATAGTAATAATTTAACGCTTGTTTGACTATCTCAGCAAACTTGTCTATGGTAACATCTGTACCCAATATCTCGCGCAACCAACACCATCTATCTTGCAAATCTATCTGAGTTACTAAACACGCCGGATGATGAAACCCAAAATCCCAGCCGCATATTAAGTCTTTATCTCCTATCCATTCCAACTCATCAGCATGGATAATCTCTTTGTATCCTGCGTAATACGGCTTACCATCAGGTTTAAATCCATACTTGCCAAGTAGATACTTTGACTTCCAGCTTTCCGGCATAGTTTCAAGCGAGCCACGATACGCAAGAGGAAGATTCTCCCAATTCTCATATGTTGATACAAACCATGTTTCTATATCCGCATCATAATTCTCGCTTGCTGGATTAGTAATATCTGCCAGCCAATGGTTTTCGTTAGGCGCTTCCCCCTCCATCAATATCATTATCGGTTTACCTTCTTGCCTACACCGGCGTTTTAACGCTCTATATATCTGCTCTGATATTTCATGTACTTCATTGATGACTATGACTGCAAACTCTTGAGATCCTAATCCTGTTAAATCTTTAAGCCCATTAAAGAATATGCGCCCGGTATCCCCTTCTTCACCTTGTTGCAATATATCATACCAATGATATGTTTCATTCTTTGTTGCTATTAACTCAGGCGGTAATATCTCGAAAAACTTATTCATTATCGAAAGTTTTAAATCTTTAAAATCTTGCCTACCCCACAGAATATTGATTCCTGGTATTTCCGTAAGCATCTCAAGTACAACCGCTAAAAACGCCCTTGATTTACCACAACCAACACCGCCTTGAATATATAATACGGGTATGTGTGTTTGACTATCTGCCGGAAGCATACGGATACGGTCCACCCATTCAAGCACTTTCTGTTGTGTAGGATTAGCTACATTAACTTCGTTGTTCTTCATCCCGTATGGGGCTAACGGGAGGTCTATTTCGATAGGCATGGATTATGTTTATAACCTTGACGCCTCCACCGTCATTTTTAAGTATTCCACCTGCTGTAATAAGATCGTGCCAATATTTATGTCTTGCGTCATGGTCAGGCACTATCTTTAAAACCATTTTGCCTTGTTTGTTTTTCTTATACCGCGAATCCGTAGCTTTAAGCGCTAATTCAGATACTTGAATTAACCTTTTCTTGAGTTGAGGGGAATTGATATATCTTTGGAGTGCATCTTGGACAGGTTTATGTTTCAACCTTTGATTGATTGCTTGGGGAGTTACGCCTTCTTGTTTTGCAACCATTGTTTGATTGAACCCATTGCGAATTAAAGGCTTTGTAAGGCTTTCTGCTTTCATCCGCGCTGTTTCAGGCGTATATTTTGGCATATTTATTATCAGCCAGGCTGCAAGACGGACGCGGTATAATAAAATTGGTTGATCCTCATTGCGCCTGGCGATTTATCAAAAGAAATTCGACACCTCTGGACAGTCAAGTGTTTGCTTGCTTATGATTACTCCATATTGTCAATTAAATATAATAGATTTTTATATGTTTGTCAAGTTCCGTTAGTAGATTTTAATAAAGCCTTTTCGATGATTGATTGCACATGCGCTAACTTATTTTGCGCTGCCTCTGTTTTCCAATGTAACCCTTTCAGAAATATTATCTCATCAAAACTTAAATAAGATTTCTTGAACAACAACTTTATCAACTTTAATCTTGGAACATACAACTCTACTTTTTTGAAGCTGCATAGCGTTGGACTTTGTTTTTGCACTCTTGCCTCCCCAAGAATATACAATAATTACAATGTTTATCTTGACTGACCGTAATCCCCGAAATCTTGCATCTGACCCGTTTATTCAAGATTACTCCGTTCTTTTTTGAGCCAGCCAGCGACTTCAGGAGATTATGAGAGAGGATTGCCTGCCTCGTAGCATGACTACGACAGCTCTACGCGGAATAACAACTCATGCACAACAGGTAGCGTCATCACGCCTCGTTGACCTATCACTTGTTATCACTCCTGGTATTCATTTCCATAATCAAACTACTCACTCTGGCTGACTATTAAGTTAGACACTTTGCATTTGACCTTGTTTGTCAAATTTACTCCTTGCTTAGTCGTTTTTCAATTTCATAGAGAGTTGGCTCAAAATCTCCGCACCAACTTCCACCGTCAAAAAAACTTGGGAATTGTGCCACCGGATAGTTTTTTGAATATTCAGTCATAATACCTATAGGCGCTCTGCGATGGCATGTATTTCCTGAACATGAATATTTGCATATACTACATGATGGCTTAATTTCATTCATTTCTTCCTTTAGCATCTTTTCATCCAATTCTATGGTTTTTTTAATAAACCAGTCTTTTAATAACTTTGCCGATTTTTTTGCTAACAGCATTTCTTGTTTTGTCATAATTTTATCCTCATAATATATTACACACGTATGCCAATACTCAGGATAAAAGTGTTCAATCTTATAAATTTGTGTATCTTGAAGTGTAGATAAAAATTGGTTTACTTTGTCTTCAAATTCGCTAAAATATTTTTCATCACTACAATCTATTTGTCTTATAATTTTTATTCTCACCTCATCCTCCCTATCTGCTCTAAATTATGCCGCGCCTCGTTATGTTTCGGGTTTATCCTCAAACACTCTCTCCAAAATACTGCTGCGCTTGCATATCGTTTGTTCATATGCTCAAATACTCCAAGCGCAAACCACCCTTGATTATAATTCTTATACCGATTAACCGCTTGTAACGTTATTTCCGCTGCTTCCCCATGCCTGCCAACAATACGCAGGATTAATGCTAATTTATCTAAAACTTGTATTGCCGGTTTGATAGATAAAAACTCTCGGTAATATCTCTCTGCCTCAATATAATATTCAGGTCGTGTTTCTTTCTGCGCTTTTTCCAAATAACAATTTCCCAGCTTTTCTAACATCATACACTCTACCTGGATATAATCAACTGGTATATGTGTTACTATAAATTCTTTAGTTGCGTATAACCGTTTCAATATCTCGATTGCTTTCTCAATATTCTTTTCTTGGATATATATTTCAGCCAGGTTAACAGCAGCTTCGGGATAACCATTATGTTCATCATACGCTTTATGGAACGATTGTTTCGCTGCTAACATTTGCCCTGCATCCCAACACGCTATTGCCCGTAATGTCCATAGTTTCGGAACAATCGGATCGTCTTTTTCAAACTTTAGTTTTTCAAAACATTCGTCAACATACTTAACGCATTTTTCCATATTTTCTTTGCCTTGCAAAATTAATAAACAGTTAACCATATGGAAATATGTCAACGCTTGAGGGTTAGTATTCATTTCTTCAAGCAACAATTTATAGTTACGCGCATTTTTTTGTTTCCATCGTTTTACATCAAGATACCCAAGATGGCGGACTTGTATATTTGTAGTTACTTTACTTGCTTTATTTTCTGTTAAACATTGCCCTATATCTTCATGCACCTTACCATGCCATTCTAACCAATCGTGATTTTTAAGTAAGTTCGTATGGAATATAGTTTCTTGAGTTCCTATTCCTGTATCGCTTTTAAGTTGGCAGCGGAAAGCGCCAATATCAGGATTTTTTAATATCAAATCACGCAGAGCAGCCGGCGTTAATAATATATCATCAGAATCCATGTGGAATATATAATCTGACCCTTTGGCTAACCTGAATGATTGATTCCGTGAATATGAAAAATCTTTAAACACTCCATACTCACATTGTATTTCACACGCATCGCCATATTTATCCATGATAGCTTTTAATATATTTTTAAATCTCCATGCTCGCGATATATGCGTATGATTAACGTATAGACATATCTTGTCTACCCACTCATACACGCTGTCTAATGCTCGGATAAGTTCAGGCATATTTCCGTTATCTGCGAATATCATACACAATGCGATTGTTTTATACTTTCCTATTTTTTTGTGGAATATCTTTTGATTCCGCGCCATAATCTTTGCATACTCTATTTCTGACTTCTTATCTTTTTTAAACGTCCGGCCAACGTAATGATGAACAAAACAATTACCAACAACTTTTAAACGATACCCTTTTTCGATTGCTTGATAACAGAAAAGGTTATCATCGTAATTTCCTAAACCAAAACCAGTATCAAGCCCGCCTATCTCATCCCATACTGACTTGCGGATAAGTACACAAAAGAACACCAGGAAATCTACATACTTTTCTTCCGCGCTATATGTCAATGCAAACGTTTTCATTTCATCCATGTTTTTATATGTACATGGTATTGGTGATTGCTGATGCCCTGACGAATGGTTAGCGTATGGACCTACTGCTGCAATCTTAGAATCTGACCGGATACACCGCAATAAATTACTAAGCCATCCTTTAGTGACTACAACATCATTATTTAACAAACATACATAATCACCTTTTGATTCTTTCACTCCGGCGTTCATGCCTCCTGGGAATCCTAAATTTGATTCAAGATATACTCCGCGCAGTACATTCTCTTTCTCAAGATTAAGCAAATACTCTTTTGTACCATCAGTTGACCCGTTATCTACTACGATCAACTCATATGGAGTTTCTCTTTGTTCTGTGTTAATTACGATACTTTGGATACATTTGCGCGTATAATCTAAATTATTGAATGATAAAACTATAAGACTTGTCATTTCGCTCCTTTTGTTATTATTTCACCATTATACAGCCTATGTTTGTGATTATAAAGTGTATTGTTTATTCCTGATATACTCTCAGCCATATTACTATTAACTTTTTTTATTTCTGTTATTTCGTTTGTAGTGTATATAGAATTATTATTCAATCTATCTCGCGTCTCGTTCCTTACCTCATCAATCTCAGTAGACAATCCTCTAATTATTCCATCCCGGCTTTCAATTTCCTGATTGAATATAGTCAGCACAATTGAACGCACTAAAAATAACGCGCCTATTATCAGGATAGATACTACGATTACTTTTAAAAAACTTGGAGTGTTGTCAGGCATTATATTTCCTCATTGATTAACACTTCACCTCTGAGTTGTTTATTGATTAACTTCTGGTCTCGGTATATCTTGCCTGGACATTTTCTTTTACCGTAGTGCTGTTTAATCCTGGGGCGTTTTTTCATTCCTTCCCTCCTTTTGCATCCAACTCTTTATCATAATCCTTAGCTCTATCATTGAGCCATTTTTCTTCGTCAATCCGTTTGCCTTCTGTGTCTGCCCAAATGTAGACTCCCATTGCCAAGAGCATCATCACTGAGATACAAAGACAGATAATTAAGTTAGTCATGTTTACTCATCACCTCTTTGTTTTCCTGTACTAACCCTGCCCTACCTTGAGCATGGCAGTATTCTTCAACACTGTAATTCCCTGTTCTCTTGTGGTTGATGTATAATCCGTCGAGTTTAATCCCTGGCTTTACTACTGTGCAACCGCAGATAAAAAGACAGAGAAAAAAAAGATATTTCATTTATCAAATATAGTCTGGCATTTGTTTTTCCATGTTATATATCCAGGATTAAGAAAACATATTACTGGTAATAGTATAGACAAAACAAATACAAGAATACATATACCCATTAAAATGGGACTCAAAACTATTCCAACCATAAAACCTAATAGTCTACTCCTCATCTATCCCCCCTTTTTCATTTCTATTGTTTGTATCAGCAACAAAAACACCTAAAGAGAAACTCAAAGCCATGAGCGATAATGGTTGCACAACCTGATAGAAATAGAATTAGACATAGCATAGTTTTCAATGCGTACTCCCTGCAAGTCCATACCCATCGCGTTTACCGTTGCGAACAGAACGCCCGCCTTTGCCAAATGCACCCGTTGATTGTTTTTTCTCCCATTGTGCTTTATGCTTTTCGTTGCAAAATAAGCCCTCGCAAACTCTACCGCAATTCCAACAATAACCTGTCGGTTTAATACTCATCGAATCCTCCCCTTCAGCATGGCGTGGATGGCAGTTGCAAGTTTATGTCTAAACCCCAATTCTTTGGATATGGCATTATTATCTTCTCCCCATTTATCTAATAATTTTTCAATTTTCTCCGTT